AAACATTGTTACGCCATTGAAATTGACGGAGATATAATTTGCGTTGCAATGTCTCAAGCTAAAGAGTTGCGTGAGAAATATCCGACCTGGATAGTTTACGATTGGGAAGACGTGGCAAGAATTATAAAAGCGAGTAACGCTGCACATTTTCTGAAGACAGCAATCGAAAGCTTTCCAGATGCAAAGATTAAAAACATTACGGTAAAAGGTAAGACAGTTTATAATGAAGACGAGATACCATTTTAGGGAGAAACAATGAAACGTAACGATTTACTAACAGAAGCTGGTAAAAAGATTAATGTTGACCGGGCTAATGTTTATGGCGATGCAAAGTTAAACCACACGCGAATTGCACAAGGCTGGAATATTATATTAAACTCAGTTGATGGAGACATTAACGAGGGTCACGTGGTTTTAATGATGGATTGGCTTAAGACATCCAGATTGCTAGAAACAATTAGCCACGAAGATTCTTGGCAAGATAAGATTGGTTACGCTGCTTTGGGTGGCGAATTTATGATTAAAACAGAAGGAGAAGAATAATGGGTGCAATTATGAGAAAACGAGTTAAGCAATTGGAAACGATTGGCGAGGAAGAAATCTTTGATAGGATCTCAAATGGAATGACAGTTCGTTCTTTCATTTCAGAGATGGGGATGGGATGGCGAGCCTTCTATAAGTGGTTAGATAGCCATGAGGGACGCAGAGGGCGTTACGAGGAGGCTATGCACGCGTCAGCGCATTTCTACGCCAACAGAGCCGTAGACACTGCACAGGCGGCTGATATCGGCTCTGTGAACGTTGCAAGATTACAGGTTGATACGGATAAGTGGATAGCATCGAAGCTATCTCCAGTGTATGACGTGCGTCAAAGGGACGTGAATGTTAACATAAGTGTGCAAGATCTGCACGCTCAAGCTCACGAATTGCTGGCTAATAATGCAGATGTTATCGATGTTGTAGCTGAAGAAGTTAAGCACGAAGTGTTGGAATCTGTTAAGGATAATATCGATGGTAACGAAGAAAAAGCACATTGATTGACACGACGCGCGCATACGGGAGCAATAGGTCAACATTGCTTACATATTATAGGTCAACAATGCTGACCTATTACTGGGCAAAGTGTCCTATAAATAAACATATTATTGGGGAGAAATTGGCTAAGTCATTGATATTGTTACATAATCACCTTAATAATTTAGTTAACATAATAAGTATTATGAGACAAACGGGTCGATCTAGGTATATATCTGTCTTTTACCCCCCCCTTATTTTATTTCGGTGGGGTGTAAATGTGAAGGTCCCCAACACGTACCGACGTACCACCCCCCACCCCTTTGAAAATTTTTTTAGGAGAATGTCATGAATGAAAAAAATTATCGCGAGAACCCGTTTGTAAAATTGATGCAGCGTTACATGAATGACCCGGTTCGGTTTGCTCGCGAGGTTGTTGGCGTTGAGCCTGACCCGTGGCAAATTGAATTTTTGGAGGCGGTTGCTAATAAGGACACTAGGCGTATTTCTGTAAGGTCTGGCCACGGCGTTGGTAAGTCGACTGGAGCTGCTATGGCTGCTGTGTGGCATGTTTTGATGCGTCAGCCGTCCAAGACTGTTATTACTGCCCCGACTTCTGCGCAGTTGTTTGACGCGTTATTTGCTGAGATGAAGACGATTGCGAAAAATTTGAAGCCGCCCTTTAGTGAGTTGCTAGAGATTAAGTCTGATCGTATTGAGTTGAAGGGTAAGAACGAGAGCACGTTTATTTCGTGTAGGACATCGAGGCAGGAGCAGCCGGAGGCGTTAGCTGGCGTACACTCTGACCATGTTTTATTGATGGCTGACGAGGCGAGTGGTATTCCTGAGTCTGTGTTTGAGGCTGCGTCTGGTTCGATGTCTGGCCACAGTGCAACGACTGTGTTGACGGGAAACCCCACCCGTAACACTGGGTTTTTTTATGACACGCATCACAGATTGAAGGAATTTTGGACCACGATGCATGTTTCGTGCATGGAATCGCCTCGCGTTAGCGATGATTTTATTAACGACATGAAGATTAGGTATGGCGAAGATTCCCCGGCGTATCACGTTAGGGTATTGGGTAATTTTCCGCCATCTGAGGAGGACACGGTTATTCCGGTGAGTTTTGTTGACCACGCGATGCAGAATAAAGTTGAGGTTGCCGAGACTACTACGGCGATTTGGGGTTTGGATGTCGCGCGTAAGGGTGGCGATAGCTCTGTTTTATGTCGGAGGCAGGGTCCGTTGATACATCCTTTGACTGTGTGGAGGGGTTTGGATTTGATGCAGCTTACGGGTGCGGTTAAGGCGGAGTATGATTTAGTGTCGCCAAGTCGTCGTCCCGTGGAGATTATTGTTGATAGTAATGGGTTTGGTGCTGGTGTTTTGGATCGGTTGCGCGAGTTGGAGTTGCCTGCGCGTGGTTTGAATGTGTCGGAAGCGTCGTCGAGCAAGCAAACGTATTTGAATTTACGTGCCGAGCTGTGGTTTAAAACGAAAGCGTGGCTTGCCGGGATGGATGTGCAGCTCCCCAATGATGATTTGTTATTTGCGGAGTTAGTCGCGCCGCGTTATTTCTTTACATCGAGTGGCAAGATCCAGGTGGAGTCGAAGGATGCCATGAAACGTCGAAAGATAGCCTCGCCTGACAGAGCTGATGCGGTGTGTCTGTGTTTGGCGACCGATAACACAACTATGCGTTACGGTGTGTCTTCGTTGGGCGCGTGGGCGCGTCCTTTAAAGCGTAATATAAAAGGTGTTGTTTAAAATTTGTATTTTTGGTATATAAAATTATTATCTGTTCAACAGGAGAATTAGATGGAGTATAGCGACGAAGACGACATAGCGGTTGAAGGTGAGATGACCGAAGACGAGTTGCAGGGTATTCTCGCTGGCCAAATTGATGACGCTGTTGATTATAGTGACAATACTGTTTCGCCCAGCCGTGCTACTGCCACTAAGTATTACCGGGGCGAGGCGTTTGGCGATGAGGAGGACGGTCGGTCGCAAGTTGTGTCGATGGATGTGCGTGATACTGTTCAGTCTATATTGCCAAGTTTAATGCGTATTTTTACGAGTTCAGATAAAACTGTTGAGTATGCCCCTAATGGCCCAGAGGATGTCGCGGCAGCGGAGCAAGCGTCAGATTACGCTAATTACATTGTAAATCGCGATAATCCGGGGTTCTTGGTAATGTACAGTGCTTTCAAAGATGCGTTGATTAGGAAAGTTGGCGTTATAAAGGCATATTGGGACGACGACGCAAAAATTAGTACCGATAAATTGACTGGTTTGGATGAGATGGCGTTGAGTGCGTTAATGTCTGATCCTGATAGCGATGTAGATATTACGGAGTCTTACACTGTTTCTGAGGAAATGGAGGAGATGATTGACCCTCAAACGGGCCAGCCTGTTTCTGTTCCTCCGCCTATGTTTTACGATGTTACGGTGAGGCGTGAAAGTTCTAATGGCAAGGTTAAGATTGAAAGCATCCCCCCAGAGGAGTTTTTAATTGACAGGCGTGCTAAGTCTATTGATGCAGCGGAATATGTTGCACATCGTCGTATTGTAACTGTGTCTGAGTTGGTTGCGATGGGGTACGAAGAAGAGGAGATGGTGGGGTTGTCATCCACGACAGATGACATGGATTTCAATGTGGAGAGATACACCAGGAACCCGGCATTGCAAAATGCAACTGGCCAGCGTGACGATGACGCAATGAGAAAAGTTTTATACATTGAAAATTACATACGCATTGATTTTGATGGCGATGGCGTTTCTGAATTGCGTAAGATTTGTACTGCCGGAGATGCTAATAAAATATTATTGAATGAGCCGTGTTCTGCGGCTCCGTTTGCATCGTTTTGTCCCGATCCAGAGCCACATGATTTTTATGGGCTAAGTATGTTTGATATTGTTGGCGATATTCAGCGTATTAAATCGGTGATTTTGCGTAATACGTTAGATAGTTTGGCGATGTCTATTCACCCTCGAATGGCTGTTGTTGAGGGAATGGCGAATATTGAAGACGTAATGAATACTGAAATGGGTGCAATTATTAGGCAGAGAGCTGCCGGGCAAGTTACACCTTTAGCGATGCCATTTGTTGGCCAGCAAGCTTTCCCAGTGCTAAATTATATGGATGACGTTAAGCAATCTCGCACTGGAATATCGAGAGCTGCGGCTGGTTTAGATGCCGACGCTTTGCAATCGTCTACAGCTTCCGCTGTTAATGCTACTGTATCGGCTGCACAGCAGCACATTGAGTTAATAGCGCGTATTTTTGCTGAGACTGGTATGAAGGATTTATATAAATTAATATTACATCTTATAACGACGCACCAAGATCAGGAGCGAATGATTAAACTTAGAAATGAGTTTGTGCCGATTGATCCCAGGGTTTGGGATGCGAATATGGATGTATCTGTTAACGTAGCTCTGGGTCGAGGGACAGATACTGAGCGTATGATGATGTTACGCCAGATTGGTGAAATGCAGAAAGAGGCAATGCAAACTATGGGTGCTCAGAATCCTTTGACTGATGTTAATAAATTGTCAAACACGTTAAAAGCTATGACAGAGCTATCTGGGTTTAAGGATACATCTCAATTCTGGAACGATCCGCAGCAATTCCAGCCACAACAGGAAGAAGAAAAGCCGGATATTAATGAAATGCTTGTACAGGTTCAGATTAAAGACATTGAGGCTGATATTCAAAAGAAAATGGCTGACCTAGAATTGCAACGCGAAAAAATGGTAATGGAAGACGATAGAAAGCGTGACGAGTTGGAGGCTGATATTCTAATGAAGACTGAAGAATTAAAAGCTAAATACGGCACGCAAATTAACGTTGAGAAGATAAAGGGTAACTTGGCGATTGATCGAGAAGTTTTAAAGTCTCAAGCGGAAGTAATAAAAGGTGCTATTGATGACTAAAACTACACAGCAAATCGTGGATGACGGTCATTTTGCTAAAAGATTGCTTGACGATGTTGATTTTCAGCGGTTTTTAGGCGAGATTGAAGGTGACTACTGGGAGATGTTTAATTCTTCTAGTGATGGAGATATAGGTGGCCGTGAGGCTATTTTTATGAAAATGCGCGGAACACAGATGGTAAAACAGAAACTTCGCGCATGGATCGACAACGCAACACTTAGTAAACCACTTACTAAATAAATTATAGGAGAAGAAGTCAATGTCAGAAGTCAACACCCCGACGCGGATTGGTATGGCAGAAGCTACGCAAGCAATCAATTCACTTATAGCACCCGATGAGGATACTGCTGAACAAATTGATGCGCCAGATGAAGTCTTAGAAGATCAAGACGGAGTCGAAATGGCGGAAAGTGAGACTGAAGAAGATGTTTCAGAAACACTTGAAGCCGAATCTGAAGAAGAAGATGACCAAGAAGACGATTCAGAAGACACTTCTTATGACCTGGAGAAACTATTGCAAGTGCAATTAGAGGTAAACGGGGAAGAGAAAACGGTTGAAGAATTGAGGAAAGGTTATTTGCGAACTTCGGATTATACTCGAAAAACCACTGCTTTAGCTGACAGGAAAAGATCTCTTGACGCTGAATACCAGAAGGTTTCAGAGGAACGTGCTCAGTATCTTCAAATGTTACCGGTCTTGGCCGAACAATTGAAACAGGAACAGCCAGAACCAGATTGGGATACTCTATTTAATATGGACCCTAAATCAGCGAGAATAGCAGAAACTAATTATCGTAAAGAAAAACAGCTAAAAGCAGAACAATTGGAATCTATTAAACAAGAAAACGAAAGAGTCGCAAAGTTGGAGTCTCAGCGTGTAGAATATTTAAATTCACAATATTTAGATAGGCAGCGCGAGTTACTACCCGACCTAATTCCGCAATGGCGTGATTCAACTGTAGCTCAAAAAGAGTCAACAGAACTCCGTAGTTTTTTATTAAATGAAGGTTTTGATGAATCTGCTATAAATAGCTTACAAGATGCCTCACTCGTTAAGTTGGCTAGAAAAGCCATGTTATACGACCAAGGGGCTAACAAAGTTTCTGAGGCAAAAGCTACGCCTAAGAAACAAAAAGTAAAAACTTTACGTTCTGGATCTCGCGGTAGTCAGCCTATTCCTAAAACTGAGTTAAAACGAGCGCAACAGCGTTTACAGCAAAGCGGTCGTGTTTCAGACGCGGCTGAAATGATTAAAAACTTAAAATTATAAAGGAATAAAAAATGGCTATAATTGCAAATACATTCACGTCGTTTAACGCGGCTGGAATTAGGGAGAGTCTAGCGAATACTATTGCTATGATTTCTCCAGAGGATACCCCATTTATGTCAAATATTGGCAGCACAAAGGTATCAAATACACGTTTCGATTGGCAAACTGATGCACTTGGTGCAGTAGTAACCACAGCGAGAATTGACGGCGATGACGTAACGACTTTTGACGCTACTCCAGCCACAACTCGTATTGGAAATTACTCGCAGATTCTTAGACGTACAGTCATCGTGGCTGACAACTTAGAGTTCCAAGACAAGGCGGGCCGGGCGAATGAGCTAAGTTATCAACTTGCACACCGTGGACGTGAAT